CGTTATAAAATATATTGTATATTTACAAAAGGTGTAATCATGAAGCAAGTTTATGAATATTGGATGCCAAGTACAGACTTAAACCTTATTACTTTTCTTAAATAAACTACGTATATAAATACTGTGGAGAACCGTTATGCAAACAACATTATATCAAGACTGGAAGATGCAAGTTTATAAGGAACAATACAATGACAGAAACTGATTTAATATTTAATTGGCACGTTTTAAAAGGCGATAAAACTTTAAAGCGAGCTTTTAAAAGATCTAAAATAAATGACATTTTAGATTATCAAAAAGATCAGTTAGACAATGCACTATTGTATTGCAACCACTTTAGACACGGAATTGATATCGGTGCTAACTATGGGATAATGTCTGCTAATATGTCTAAAGTGTTTGAAAAAGTTTCAGCATTTGAAATTGTTTCCGATATTAACAAATGCTTTAAAATGAATACTAAAAAGTTTAACTTAAAAAATATTGACATTTACGATTGCGGAATTGGAGACAAAGAACAAATAGTGTCTTTAAACTTTAATCCACAAAGTACATTTTCTACTCACGTAAACTTAAATCACGATAGTAATAAAGTATTAGTAAAACCACTAGATAGTTTTGATTTTGATAATGTAGACTTTATTAAAATAGATGCCGAAGGCTTCGAACCGTTTATTATTCAAGGTGGGTTAAAAACAATTAAAAAGTATTTGCCTGTTATTCTTTACGAAAGAAAAGGGCACGAATCTAGATATGGGTTTCCTAAAAGTTCAGTATTAGATATACTATCAAAATACGGTTATAAAGAATTAGATAATATAGGAAGCAAGAATGCTTTAATTGGTGTTGTATGAAACAAGTATATAATTATTGGATGCCAGATACTGATAGTCATTTTGAACGGTTGATTGCAAAGCGTATTATGAAAGGCGGCCCCGCAGAATATCAAGATGATGTTAGAGATGCTGCATACAAATATGTTACAGACTTTAATATATGTGTTGATGTTGGTGCTAATGTAGGATTATGGGCTAGACCATTAACACAAAAATTTAATCGTGTAATTGCGTTTGAACCTATTGATCATGTGTACAAATGTTTAGAATTAAATGTAAAAGATCTACCTGTAGAAATAAATCGCTTTGCTCTAAGTAGCACAACTGGATTTATTGACATGATATACGATAGTGAAAATACTGGGCAAAGTCATATTAACATGAATACACTGGGTGCAGGCACTATTGAATTAAAACGTATGGACGATTTAGATCTTCCTAAGTTTGGATTAATTAAAATAGATTGCGAAAGACACGAGCTAGAAGTTCTTAAAGGTGCGGCGGAAACACTGCTAAAATATAAACCTATTATTGTGTGTGAGCAACATCGTGACACTGAATATTGTGCAGGTGATTATCTTAAATCGTTAGGCGCAATAGAATTAATCAATGTTAGAAAAGATTACATTTTTGGTTGGTAGGTATTAACTGCGCACATAAATAACTATATGCGCAAAATAGTTTTAGTCACTGGAGGAAGTAACAAAAAAGAAAATATTGTTGCATTGACTGCTAGGGAGCACTTTATTTGCCATAGATTATTAGTAAAAATGACTATTGGAAAAGATAAGATGAAAATGTCATATGCTATTAGATGTTTAATCAATCAAGAAAACTCGTATCAACAACGATACAAGATTAGTTCTCGAACTTATAATGCTATAATCTCAAACACAAGAAATAATATTTCTAAATATCTAATTGGAGAAAATAATCCATATTATGGAAAAACTCATTCAGAAGAAGTAAAGGCCAAGATGCGAGCCAAAAGAGCACTTCAGATTATGCCAACCCGACCAGGCAAGATATATTCTGAAGAGACATTACAACGATGGAGAGAAGGAAATAAAAAACAATTTGAAGACCCAGCCCAAATTGAAATCCGGCGAACTACGTGTAATAAAATACAAGGAATGAAAATTTATCATAATTATCTAGGTGAAACAAAATATCATTATGAAAACACCCAGCCACCCGGTTGGTTTGTTGGACGTCCAACGAAGAAAGGAGGCGTAATATGAATATAGTTCTAGTTACAGGCGGCTTTTGATCCATTGCATTCTGGACACATAGCATATTTTAAAGCAGCAAAGGAATTAGGCGACCATTTAGTTGTTGGCCTAAATTCAGATGAATGGCTTACCCGTAAAAAAGGTAGGCCTTTCATGGATGTGTACGAACGCCGGCGCATTATAGAATCATTAGCAGTTGTAGATAAGGTTGTATGCTACCCTGATGCAGACGGCAGCAGTAAAAATACTATTACTGGTGTTAGAGAAATGTATATGGGCGCAACAATCATTTTTGCCAATGGCGGCGATCGTACTAAAGAAAACATTCCAGAGATGGACTTAGTGGACAATAACTTAGAGTTTGTGTTTGGGGTCGGCGGAGAGGATAAAAAGAATAGCAGTAGTTGGATCCTTAAAGAATGGAAAGCACCTAAGACTGAACGACCCTGGGGATACTATCGTGTACTACACGAAGTTACAGGAATGAAGGTAAAAGAACTTACGGTTAATCCTGGAAAAAGTTTAAGTATGCAACGACACAAGTATCGTGCAGAACACTGGATGGTGAGCGAAGGCAAGTGCATTGTAAATAGTAAGATGCATAGCGATTATGTATTACCGCCTAAAGAACTAACAGTACATCAATCATTTGATATTCCGTTAGGCGAATGGCACCAACTAACTAATCCATATAACGTTCCTTGCAGAATAGTAGAAATACAGTACGGAGAATACTGTATAGAAGATGATATAGAGAGAGAAAGTTAATGAAAGTATTTGTAGGATACGACACTCGTGAGGACATTGCATATCAGGTGTGTAAACACAGCATTCTAAGCAAACAGTCCAATGCTGTTGTTACGCCGTTAGTACAAAAAGAACTTAGCGATTCTGGTTGGTATACGCGATCAATTGACAAACTGGCAAGCACTGAATTTACATTTACACGATTTTTAGTCCCACAGCTTTGCAACTTTAAAGGTTGGGCAGTGTTTATAGACTGTGATGTGATCTTAACTACAGATATTGAAGAGCTATTTGTACAAGCAGATGACCAGTATGCAGTTATGTGTGTGCAACATGATTATAGGCCTAAAGAAGGCACTAAGATGGACGGACAGACTCAAACTGTTTATCCTCGTAAGAATTGGTCAAGTGTGATGCTAATAAATTGCGGGCATCCTAGTAATCGAGCACTGAACATAGATCTTGTAAACGATCCTGCAATTAACGGTGCATATTTGCATCGCTTTAGTTGGCTCAAAGATGAAGAAATTGGAAAATTAGATCATACTTGGAACTATCTAGTAGGAGTATATGATGATATTAAAATTCCGAAACTAATTCACTACACCGAAGGCGGACCGTGGTTTGAAAACTATCGTAACTGTGTGTTCCATCAAGAATGGAAAAATCAATTACAGGAAATGATGAATGATGGGTAAAGTATACGAACTAGGTTCTGGATTAGTAGCTAACGTTGAAGACGGATTTGTACGTACCTTTGCCCAAGGAATCTACGGATGTAATTTAGATAATATAAACGGCACTTTTATTATTAGAGGCGTTGGTGGCGGAAGTCAAAAACAATATCAAAAATGTTGGTGTACAGGCAAGTCCTTCTATGCAATTGATACTGGTTATTTTGGTAATTCTAAACATAAAACATGGCACCGAATAACACATAACGCATTACAAAATATGGACGAGTTTGTTGAGCGTCCTGTAGACCGCCTTGAGTTTATTTTAAAATCTACTTGGAAAGAAATTTATAAAAAATTTAGTCCTGGTAAAAAAATATTAATTTGCCCGCCAAGTAATAAAATTATGAGTTTATTTAATCAAGGTACTGCTAACGAATGGACAGATTCTGTAGTAGAACAATTAAAAAAACTAACATCTCGGCCTATAGAAATTAGAATGAAGCCTAGTAGATTTGACAGAGTTACTACTAAGACTATGGAACAAGCGCTTGCAAATGATGTACATTGTCTTATAACATATAATAGCATTGCTGCTACAGAAGCATTAATGTGCGGGAAGCTGGCTATATCATTAGGCCCTAATGCTGCTAGTTCAATTTGCGAAACAAAATTAGAAAACATAGATGATCCCCGTATGCCAACTAAAGATGAAATGTATGCATTCTTAACCCATTTATCATATGCGCAGTTTACCCAGCCTGAAATGGAAGACGGTAGTGCTTGGCGAATGATACAAGGAGAATTAAAATGACTATTAGTGTAGCAAGTTATCTAATGGGCATACCACCGGGTAACACAAATACCGATAAGCCTAAAATTATTGTAAACTTTATTGAAGGTGTGTGGGCTGCTGGAGACAACGGACAAATTGTTTGCGACTACACTCCAATTGAAGCAGACGTAGCTGTTGTACAAGGCTTTGTGCATCCAGGAAGTAAAAACATTCCGCACTTAATATTAAGAAAAGAAGTATTTGAAAAACAACAGCGTGACCGTAAACGTAGTATTATTGTAGATAGTAATTTATTCTTATATGCCGATAAAGGAAATAAGAATAAATTCTTGCGATATAGTTATGATGGAATATTTCCTAGTACAGGAGAATATTGTAATGCTGCTCCAGATCCAGCACGTTGGGATTTAATTAGCCAACGTTTAGGAATTAAACTAAAACCTTGGACCAAGAGTGGAAATAATATTTTAATATGCTGTCAACGAGACGGCGGCTGGAGCATGGGCAGAGAAACATTATTGCCTTGGTTAGTTAAAACTATTACGCTGATTAGGCAACATAGTGATAGACCTATTGTAGTTAGATTTCACCCAGGTGATAAAAATAATCTTAATCATAAAAGAATGATAGCAAGATATAGATTGCCTAATGTAGTTGTAAGTAATTTTGAAAATATATTACAAGATTTTTCAAGCGCATACTGTGTTATTAATTATAATAGTAGTCCTGCAGTTGCAGCAGCAATTGAGGGCTTACCAACGATTGTATTAGATCCTACAAAAAGCCAAGCGGCAGAAATATCAACTCACAATTTAGCAGATATAAACAAATTGCAAGAATTTGATAGAGAATCGTGGATACATAAAATGGCACAAATGCATTGGACATTAGCTGAGCTTAAAGACGGAACAGCATGGAAACATTTAAGAAAGTGGGCAGTAAAATGAATATAACAGTAGTAACTACATTTCATCCAGACGGTATGAAAAAATACGGACAACGTTTCTTAGATAGCTTTGCACAACGTGTAGATAAACGTATTAAA